AACAGGAAGGAGAATTGATATGTTAACTGCAACTCAGATCGTCGCCGCCCAGAAGGTGATGCAGACGATCTTCAACCAGGCCATGGCCGAGATGGCGGGAGCCAACCCCTACGTGGCCCTGGCCCAGCTCGCTTCTGAGATTATCTCAGGCGGTGCGGAGGAGGACTACCGCTGGCTCGGCGCGATGCCGCTCTTTACGGAGTGGTTCGGGGATCTCACCGTCGATGATCTCGCCGAGTACGAGTACACGCTGAAAAACCGACACTTCGCGGCAGCGGTGGGAATCGACCGCGACGAGATCGAGGACGATAAGTGGAACCTCATCAAGCCACGCATCCAGGCACTCGCCGTGCGGGCGCAGCAGCACCGCGGGAAGCTCATCGAGGACCTCATTCTCAACGGCACGACCTATCTCGCCTTCGATGGAATCGCGTTCTTCTCGGATATAGTTGCCGGCACGCGGCTGAATGACAACCTGCTGGCCGGCACGATTTCGGCGGGCACTCCGACCATCGCCCAGGTCGAGGCGGATCTCGACACCGTGCGCCAGGCGATGATGCAGTTCGTCGACGACAAGGGCGAGGTAATCGGCATCACGCCGACCATCTTCGCTGTGCATCCGATGCTTGAGAGGCTCTTTCGCACCGTAATGCGCTCCAGCGCCGATCCCGGCATCAACAACGCCGGCGCCTACAATCCATTCGCCGAATGGATCAAGGGCGTGGTCGTGCTGCCAAGCGCCAGCGACGTCAACGACTTCTACGCCTTCTGCATCGACTACCCGGTGAAACCGTATGTCTGGCAGATGCGGAAAGGCGTGGAGACGGAGCTCGTGGAACAGAAGCTCAACCGCAAGCAGATCTTCAAGGGCGACTACCGGGCAAACGCCGGGCTTACGATGCCGGTACTGGCCGCGAAGGTCGTATCAGCTGCCGCATAAGACGTAGAGCAAGCGTAGAACGGAAACCATGATGGGCGGGCTTCTCTGCCCGCCCATTTATCAGGAAGGAGAACAGAGATGAAATTAGTCAAGATCAGATACATCACCGGTCCTCGGCCAGGATTCGAGCATGTGATGAAAGAAGAGATCGCCCGTGTGCTCGTAAAACGCGGGCAGGTCGAGATCGTAAAACTTTCACCGGGCCGAAAAACAAAGGCCGAGAAAGAGAAAGAGGAAGCTGAACCGCCCGAGAAGAAACCGGACGACGAAGAATCCGATAAGGAGTAATCCTCAATGGCGGATTACTGCACCAATAACGACGTCATTCGTGAGCTCCCGAATATCAAGATCGACGAAACCACGAAGCCGTCTGATACCGAGGTAACCCAGTTCTGCTCCGACATCACGGCGGAGATGGACGCCCGGATGCGGGCCGTGGGGATCACGATTCCGGTCGATGATGAGGATCTTCTCAAGGTCCTCAAGCCGATCGCCGTTAACGGCGTGAAGGCGAAGGTTCTTCGAAGCAAGCAGCTCGAGGAGGGCGATGAGGAGCGGGCGGCGACTTTCGAGGAGCTTTACCAGGGAGCCCTCGAACGAATCGAGCGCCGGCCGTCGATCCTTCGGGAAGAGGATTCACCCGGCCAGCCGCAGGGGACGGAGCGGGAAGATACCGACATCCGGTTCACCCGGACCGGCGAGCAGTGGTAGGCGGTCATGGAAGATACGCTTGCCGGGATCAAAGTCTATTTCGAGGCGGATCTGCCGGCGGAGCTCGTTCTGATCGGCACTGAACGCGGAGTCACGGTCCCAGTATGGAAAAATCTCGATACGGCGCGGATCAAGGACCGCCAGTATCCGGCGATCGAGATCATCCCGCGGACGATCGAATACGAATACGGTGATGAAGAAGGCCCGTTCATCCAGCCGATTGAATATCACAGCGCAGCGGCCATCATCAGCCAGGTCGGATCGGAATACAAAGATGTGCAGAACGATCTGCTCCGCTATGTAGAGGGAATCCGTCGTATCACGATCGATGATGATACCTACGGCAACCTATTCAATTGGGTGCGCTTGAACGGTATGAACATGAGTGAGATCTCCGAAGCGCAGAAAGGCGGCAAACTCCTGCAGCAAGTGATCGTGGAGCTCAGGGTGAGAGTGATCCGAGGATAGCGATGCAAGTCCAGGTAACGATATCGGGCGATGATGAGCTGATCGCCGATCTCAAGCGGTTCGGGCAGGATTTCCCGAAGATCTTGAATTCTATGCTCCGCTATTCGGCGAATAAATTCATCGCTCATGTACGCAAGAATTATCTCAGCGGGCAGATGTTGAAAGCGAGCCACGGCGGGAAGCTCTGGAAATCTTTGAGAGTGCGAAAAACAAGAGGGGGTCGTCCACATTCATATGTTGTTCTCGGTCCCCGATTGTCGAAAATCTATGAGCATCCGGGAGGAGCTGTAATCAAGCCGAAGGGAAAGAAATCGCTTGCCTGGGGAGGCCCGCGGGGAGGAAAACAGCCGATTCATGCTCAAAAAGTCCATCTCGCACGGCGGCCGTTCATGAGTGCTGCTCAGAATACGTTCAACTTCGATCAGGCGACGAATGAGGCCATAAGCAAGATCCTGGACAGGGAGCTGCGGAGAAGGGGCTTCAAATGATTTTTAAAGGAAATTAGGAGGGCAAAATGCCTAGTGTAAAGAATATCAAGGTAACGATCGGAGGTCCCGAGTCCCCGGTGGGGACACCGGAGGCGCGGACTCACGTAATCCCGATCCGGGCTGTTCCGGGCCTGGACAAGACGATCGAGAAGACTTTGGATCCGGTGATCATCGGATCAAACATGGATGCCGGCGAGTATACCGTGGCCGATGCAGTCGGCGGAAGTATCCCGCTCTCCCCGCGGGCCGTGGCGGGCTTCGGCAAGCTGCTGAAGAGCTTGCTCGGAACCGAGGGGACCCCCCAGCAGGTGGCGGCGGCGATTCGGATCCGCTACAAAGGCTCCTCGGCGAGCTGCAAGCTAGTTGCCAACACCACAACCGACGAACTTAGCTCCTACATCGGGGCCAAGGGAGCCGAGATCCTGGACACGAACTTCGGGACGGCCGGCGTGATCGATCTGGCGGATCCTACGACGGACACCGTGGGCGAGCTCGTCACCCTGATCGACGGTTACACGGATTACGAATGCGAGAAGCTCTTCGGCGAGGACAGCGAGGATGCCGGCGAAATCATCGACGTGACCCAGGTCCAGGCGAAGGATATGTGGGCTTATCTCCTTTTCAGCTCGGCAAGCTCAGGGGCCTACGCTCACATTTTTACGGCGGACCTGACAGATGCCGAAAAACCGGCCTATTCGATCCAGAAGGACGGATATCAAGACAACTTCCTGTATGCCGGCTGCGTGGTGGATACCTTGTCCCTGGCGGCCGCCCTCAAGGGGATGGTCGAGGGGGAGGCTGGAATCCTGGGGTTTACCGAAACGGACGGTCAGACTGCTTCGAGCTTGAACCTGGAAGACGCCAAGGCGCTGATCTTCCACACCGGAAGCTTCGCTCTGGCCAGCAAAGACTATAAGTACTTGCGGAATGTGAACCTCTCGATGGCGAACAACCACAATCCGGAGGGCTACGGCTTGACCTCCACCTCGAGGCAGTACCACCAGAAGGGAAAATTCGACGTGAGTGGAGACTTCCAGCTGCGCCTGGATGCGGAGACGATTCTGGAACGGGCCAAGGTGTTCAGCAACGGTCTGGCGGCGATCTCATTTCTGTTCAAGGGAAAGGCCATCTTGGAAGCTACACTGCCGGCGGACAGCGTCCCAGAGCTCATGCTTGTCGAGCTCCCCTATTGCGGATACAGCGCTTTCGAGTTCCCGGAAAACGCCGGCGTACTGGATGCGAAGATCAACTTCAAGACCCTGAAGCCGGGCGGGACGCTGTATAACGAGCCAGTCAAGGTCATCCTGATCACCGAAGACTCGGCGGCCTACTGATGACCTGGGAGGACAAATGCCGGATCCGCCGGCTGGGGGAGCGGCACAAGCTCGAATCACTCCCCGAATTCTGGCTCCGGCCGCGGAAGTACTCGGTCGAAGGAGATGAGGCGGTCAGCCTGGCCCAGCTCAGGCTCAAGGACAGATTCAAGCCGGACACGATCCGGAGGATCCTGGATAAAGCGAAGGCCAATCCGGATCCGGAAGCCCGGGTCGAAGATCTCCTGATGACACTCGATGACGAGGACCTGTCGGCGATCATGGAGGAGGCCTCCGACGTGCCGGCCGGGGCGCAGACTGAATACAAGAGTCTAGTTCTTCTGTATGGAATCGGAGAGCAAAACTTCAAGAACGGGAAAGACGAGCTCGAGACGGTCAACGAGGATTTCGTAGACCGGATCCTGCAGGATAGAGAACTCACCAACGAGATGGTGGCGGTTATCGTGAGGTGGAACCGCCCTTTACTGAAAGGGAGCACCTCGAAATCGCGGACGTCGTCGAGTGGCTCTATCGAAGGCAGCTCCCCGAAGAAGGAGAAGAGTACCCCGACGGATCCGTCCCCAGCGAGCTGATTGAGAAGTGGGAACGGTTCTACA